GGGGGAAAGAGCTTTTTCGCCAGTAATCATGGTGTAGGTAGCTTTTTTGAAATTTTCAGGATTAGTCATATTTTCTTTGGTTTGAAAAGTAATAGCATCAATAGGACTATGAGGGGCATTTTTAAAAAGATTAGATGCTTTGGTTCCGAATCGAGTAAATCCAAGTTCTTCTAACGCTAATGCCATAGGGATACATCCACCATCGATAAATTGACTATAAATCAAAACAATACCATCGGAATTCAAAATATTATTGGTAATACTTTTTATCTTATTGCTATATTGACCAATATTTTCAGGGGAAAATATATTTCCGAACGGGGAAGATTTATATTCGAAATTTTTTCTAGTTGGTGGATTGGAAGTTTCAGTAAATTTCATTATTTTTTTAAGACCATCTGAACCTAATAATATTTTTGGATCTACTTTTGCATTTTCATCAAAAGATTTATTAGGATAAACCATATTAAGAGCTTGTAATGGTTTTTGCAGCATAGTATATCCAAAAGCGTCCATATTTTCGAAGGATGGTAAACCTTGTTTTGTTTTTCCACTTTTTTCTTTAATTTGTTCAATGATATAATCATAAACTTTTTGTTGATAGCTCCCTGCTACATTGACATATACATCCACATGTTCTAAGGGTTGAACAATAGTCTTGCCATTTAATTGTTTCCTAGGGTAAGGTAATTCTTTAAAAGTATTTTGAATCGAGAAGAGAGAAGGAAAAATGCGATAGGGGAAGGTATATGGGTTTTCTCCCCGCACAAAGGAAACATATCCATTGGCTTTGCGTTTAATAAGTTCTTCTCCGATTTTTGTTCCATCAGGGGCAACCAAAAGGTTTCCTTGTTTATCAAAAACATCTTTTAATTCAATTTGAGACCTTCTGTCATTTAAATTCATAATATTGAGTAACCAAATGATTTCTTTATAACTATTATACATAGGTGTTGCGGATAAAAATAATAACCGCAAATTATCAACATATTTAACTAGTTTAAAAAGTTCATTGGCTACTCGTTTATCACTTTTGTCATCACTGATTCTTATATTGTGAACTTCGTCAATAATAATTAACCGGTTATTAAAATTTTTCTTTAATTTCGAAATCATAACATTTTTATTATCATCATCAGTGTAGGAAATTTTTAATATATAATTAGCAAACTCTGTATATCCTAAAAATAAATAAGAATTATTAATTATTCTTTTGACTTGTTTAATAACTTTTTCTTTGGATAAGCCTTTCATATTCATAGGATTTATTTCTTTTAAATACTTATTACCGGTGCATGCTCGTAAATTCCATAATCCATCAACAAGTTTTAACTTTCTTTCATCAAATAATTGTAATTTAAAATTTTCTTGCACATTAGGGGAGGCAACAACAATAATTCTTTGAGAAATACCTAATTGGTTTAAATAGGTTCTCATTTCTTCAGCAACACTTATAGCACTACAAGTTTTACCAGTTCCTAAACCATGGTATAATAATAAACTATTATAAGGAGTTTGGAAGCTTAAAAAGTTTTTAACAAAAATTTGATGAGGAACTAAATCGAAATCTGCCTCACATAATTTTTTGGCTTGTTCTTCAATATCATAAATTTTACCATCATATTTGTTGTCATTAAATTCTTTTTTTTGTGCAATTTTGATATTCAACATAGGGTCATCTAAAGAGGGATATAAATTATCATATTTAGATTCTTGTTCACTTATATTTTTAGAATTCAATATTTCTTTTTCATTTAAGAAAGAGTTATAATTAGAATCATCCAATAATAAATTTATTTTCTCAAAATTTTGTTTAAAAACCTGTTCCATATTTTCTTCAGTGAGCTTCTCGGGAACTAATTTTAACTTCTTTGTTTTTCTGGGTTTTTCCATAATACTTATATATTGTTAATATAATCTATATTTGATTAAAACATTATTTATTTTTTTTAAAATTTGTATTTTTTCTAAATTATATGGTCTTATTTTATTCACACATTCATTATAAGTTAACCACATCATATCACCTACTTCTGTTTCTTGAAAGGAATTAGTAGTTTTAATAGTAGAATCAATATATCCTAAAAAATATTTATGTTTATAGGATTTCATATTGGATCCAGTAAATATTTCTTCGTAAGGGGAAATATTTTGAATTAATTGTATATTATTTCTAACATAGCCTGTTTCTTCTTCAAATTCCCTTAATGCACAGTTTAAATCTTTTTCTTGATAATTCCTTCTTCCTTTTGGGAAGCCCCATTCAGTATCAATCCAATTATATTTACATTTATCTAATAATGTTTCTAAATTGAATTCAAATTTACCCGAAATACCATTTTTTAATAAATCGTATTTTTCTCGTGAGGTTTTTTCTTCCCCTCGGTATTGAATTCCTACTTGATTTCCCCATAAATAATTCCATAATTCATCAAAATCGGATTTTTTAATTTTCTCTTTTTCTTCGTTAGACATTTCATTAAATATATTAATTAAATATTCGTAATTAGCCACCGGATATTTACCCCTCATAAATTCTACAAAACCAAGACTATGTTTCCTTTTAATCATCAAATATTCGATATTATTTTCATGCATTCGGAAACATATTAAACCAATACTAGTAATAGGATGTTTACAGTTTTGAAAAATATGTCCATTTTTTCCGCAATTATTACAAAAATTATATGATTTTTGACTCATGGTATCGTTATATGTTTATTTAATTATCTTTTTATATTGTTTAAATTTAATGACAGAAAAACTCTTTGATCCGAATGTTTGGGGACCACATTATTGGTTTTTTTTAATGACTTTGGCAATTAATTATCCTTTAAAAGCTAATGAAACAACTAAAAAAAAATATTATGATTTGATTTCCAATATTCCTTTATTTATACCTCATCCTCCAATTGGTAATAAGTTTAGTGAATTATTGGATAAATATCCAGTTTCTCCTTATTTAGACGGTAAAGATTCTTTTTTAAAATGGGTTCATTTTATTCATAATAAAATTAATTTATCTATAAATAAAGATGAAAAAACTTTAACCGAATCGTTAGATGAATATTATGAATTATATAAACCGAAAGAAATAAGATTGAGGGAGCAAATAAAATATAGAAAGAAATTAATCTTTGTAATAATAATAATAGGTCTTTTAGGAGGAGGGTATTATTTGTATAAAAAATAATTCTCTAGGAAATATAAATGACTTATAAAAAATCCAAGACAAAAAAAAATACAAAAAGAAATAAATTAGGAGGGGAAGCATTAACTTCAGGTGGTTTTGGATGTATATTTAAACCAGCGTTAAAGTGTAAAAATAGTAAAAAAAGGACAAATGGGGTAAGTAAAATGTCAATTGAAAAATATGGTAATGAAGAAATAAGTGAAATAAAAAAAATAAAAGATAGATTAAAATCGATTAAAAATTATCAAAAATATTATTTGCTTGAGACTGATCTTTGCATACCAGATAAATTAACTGAAGATGATCTAAAAAATTTTGATGAAAAATGTTATGCTTTAACTAGGTTTAATGTGAATTCTAAGAATGTAAATAGTAAATTATCTAATTTAACCATATTAAATATGCCTGATGCTGGAGTGGATTTAAAAGAGTGGTTAATGGAAGAAAAAGAAATAACGAAGGAAAAAATATTTATTTTAAATAAAGTTATTATTGAATTATTAAAAAATGCAGTTAGGCCTATGAATGAAAAAGGAGTAATACATAATGATTTAAAAGATTCAAATATTATGATTAATAATCATTTAGAAGCTCGCATAATAGATTGGGGTTTATCGGGCGTGGTAATTAATAAAAAAATACCAAAGGAAATATTAAATAGGCCCCTTCAATATAATACGCCTTTTTCATCAATGATAATATCAAATGATTTTAAATTAAATTATGATATATTTTTACAAAGGGTTAAGGATGGAATAATATTATTTAATAGTACAAATGTTAGAAATTATGTTATAAATGAATATTTAATTAAATTGGCGCGTTATTATGGGTATTATGATGACAATGTTGCTTTATTTAATCTTATATTCTCTCCATCGATTAGTGATGAAACCTATTTATCGGAGGTAAAAAGAAATGATTTAATAGAGTATGGTTATTATTTATATTATTTATCCAATTACATAACAGATATTTTAATGAAATTTACAAATGATAAATATGAATTTGATTTAGATGGTTATTTTTTGCAGTGCTATCTATATAATTCCGATGTGTTTGGATTAATGACTACTTATTATACATTTTTCAATTTAAAATTAGAAAATATAAAATTGTCTGAGGAAATGAAAAAAATATTTTTGAATAGAGTAAGAAGTATGTTAGTCGAAACTATATATTCTAATGGGGCGGAAAAATATGACATAAATAAGATTATATCTTATATAAATGAATTAAATGAATTGATAAATCAAGATAATAAATTTTCTTTTACCAAAATAAAAAATTCCTTAAGTAAAACACGAAGATCTCCTGTAGGTGTTGAGGAAATGAAAAGCACATCTTCTAGAAGAAGTAGAACTAGTAAAAGTCGACATAATAAAAAAAGTAAGAAAGAAGTAGATATCCAAGAAGTAGTTACAGAAGTAACTTAAACGAAATATTTATAAAAAATAACCTTTATAAATATTATATGAAATTAGAATTACTTATTTTAGCAATAACAGGATTTTTTATAGCAAATACTTATTATGATGGAAATTATATGAAATTTATTCAAGGTTCCCAGAAATATTTTAAAATGGCTGGGTTTGCTTTTGCTGGCTTAAGTATATATTTATTTTTAAAAAAGAATCCATCTGAATCACAGAGTATTGTTCAACAGGCTACAAATATTATTAGGTCAATGCCGTCATCAAAATCCCCACTAGATGTATTTACACCATTTACAGATTTTACAAATCAAACTTCCTTTATGCCAGGATCCCAAGAACAACAACAAGTAAATAGAATAATGGAGTCGGGGAAAAAGGCCACAAAAAGGTGTGTAAGT